ATGGCAACGTTTCAGGAACGGAAGAACAGCGACGGCAGCAAGTCTTATCGCGCCACCATCCGTCGTAAGGGGCACTACGCAAGCGAGACATTCAGCACGCGCGAGGAAGCTGACCAGTGGGCCATCGCAATCGAGACACGCATTGCAGGCGGCGCAGCGATTGAGGGCGGGGACATTACGCCAAGAACGACTGTCCGCGACCTCATCGCGCGCTACATGCGCGAAGTCTCGACGACCAAAAAAGGTAGCTACGCAGAGCGAAACCGATTGGGCACGCTGCTGGATCGCTATTCCGTGTTCGATAAGACCATCGTCGAATTTAGCTCGACGGACATTGAAGCCGTTCGGGATGCGCGCATGCGCGGAAGCAAGGATCACGCGCCAGTTTCTGCATTGACCGTGATCCGCGACCTCGGCTGCCTTTCCGGCGTCTTTCGGCACGCGATCAAAAAATGGAAAGCGCCGTTTACCGTGAATCCATGCAAGGAGGTGGACCGACCGAGAGCGCCGCGCGGTCGCAGCGTGCGCGTCCGCGATGACGATATGCGTAAGCTGCTCGACTGGAGCGGATACGTGCCCGGCGCTGACCCCGCGAACGCTCGGCAATGGATGGCATGGAGTGTGTTGTTTGCCCTCGAAACTGCTATGCGTCGCGGCGAGTTCATGCGCATGCGCTGGACGGACATCAATCGCGGCGAACGTGGCGTACATTTGCCCGACACGAAGAACGACGAGGCGCGCGACGTGCCGCTGACCAAAAAGGCACTTGCGCTGCTCGACAGTCTGACCGAAGGAAAACCCGAGGACCGCGTTATCGGAATTACCTATCACACGTTTGGTAACGCGTTCTATAAGTGCCAGAAAGCGACGGGCATCAACGTTCGCATACACGATTGCCGACATGAGGCGACGACCAATCTGGCAAAGAGAGTGAAAGACCCGTTGTGGCTCGCAAGCATCACAGGCCATCGTGATCTGCGCTCACTGAAAATCTACTTCAACCCGACGACGCGTGAACTCGCCGAGCAACTCGACGACGACTGAACGACTCGGGACGAGAAAAAAACCCCGCGTAATGCGGGGTTTTTCTTTCTTCGGCTGCGCAGGATTTAAAGAATCTGCCAGGCTACGCGGCTACGCGCAGTTACTCGGCTTTCCCTGTGTCGACGCCGGGAATGGTGCACTGCACTCGATACACGCCCTCCGGAGTCAGCGAATAGCGAAAAGTAGTACCTTTGCCGCCGAGGATTCGGGCGATCCGATGCCACGTTCCGTCAGTTGGGGGCATGTGCGCTTCGTCATAAGGGATACACACCGTATTACCCGGCGTAACCATCCCTTCCAGCGCGGGCATTTCATCAACAGTTATCCGAAATTCATGCTCACCGCCGACATGCAAACAGTTCTCATAGTTCGAAACTGGACGAATGTGAGTCACTGACATTCAACACCCAGAGTTGGAGTTTTCCCTGCGTGCATTCTAACGCCTACGACCGTACCCGTCCGACCCCGGAATTTGCGGCTTACGCGCATCAGACAGCGCGGCTGCGGGGCTGGCGCGCCGTGGCTGCTAATGCGCGATTCGCTCCGCGCGTCGTCAGCGCTGCATCTGTACGTCCGACGACGCGCGGGCGTCAGGCGACTTTCTGACGCTTGCCGCGCGGACGACCGAGGCGAGGGACGCGGCGCGCACGCTCGACCGCCTTCGCTGCGCCCGCTTCGCGCGCCTTGCGCATCTGCTCATCGAACGTCGTCAGACCGTCCTGCGCCTTCGCCCATTCGTCCACCGTATGCGGGTGCCAGCGCTGCTTTCGAGTCCACGTCACGCGCGGGGGCAGCTTGCCCGGCATCGACGCATAGCGGCGTACCGTCGCGAGCGTCAGCCCGAGCCGCGCCGCAAGGTCTGCTGCGGTGAGTAGACCCTCGACTGACGTGGGCGATTCTCTGGGGCTGTGTTCGTCGTCTGCTTCGTTTGTGGGTGACATTGTGTATTGCTCCGTTCGTTATAGTGGCAAAAAATAGTAGGTCGTACCCGTCATGCGCCCCGAGTGGACGCGCGACAGTGCTCCCGACTCATACATAACCCGCGTCAGGCTCGATACGCGCTGGTAGTCAGCGCCGAGCAGTTCCGCAAGTTCCCCATTCGTATAGCCTTGCATCTCATCTTCCCGCAGCACTGCCAGCACGTTGTCCCATGTGAGATTGTTCGGTTTGCCATACATTTCGCGTTTTTTCATTTTCCGCTCCCTTGGCAGTTCAAAGCACACAGCGTCTGTGCGCTGCTGTGCTTCGTTTAACCCTAGACCGACCTCATTGCAGCGTGCTTCCTGTAACGGCAGCGATTAGTGCCAGCGCTTCGTCGCGCTCAAGCTGTGCGCGTTCGACGAGCAGGAATTGCAGTTCGAGCATGCGTTCCTGAATAGCCAGAAACGTGTGCATTTTCACGAGCAGCAGCACGGCTTCGGTGACGGTTTGTGCCATCTCCGTACTGTTCTGCGTCTGCAATGTGTCGCGCGTGAGCGCGAGCTTATCCACGAGGGCGTTAAAGCCCTCATCGGTTACAAGCGGTTCCATGTTTGACCTCGCTGTATGTTCGGCTGATGCGCGACCCTTGGCCGGGGGCGCGCACGCATCAAGTGTTTTTCTTGATTCTTTTCGAACTAGCGTGCGGCGGTGACGTTATGCGGCCTTGAGTGCGATGCCGCCATCCAGCCATTCATTCAGCCAGCTTTTCAGCGCAGACACCTTGCCGCCAATTTCCTTGAACGGCACGTGCAGTTTCTTCGACGATGCGGCCACGTCCGCGCCGACGTGATCGGTCATGGAAATGACCAGATCGCACGTGCGGCACTTTTCGAGCATGCCGTGCCCGCCGTGCGCATTGCCGCCCTCGTGCTGTGACTTGACGAACACGAACGACACGCGGCCTTTAAACGCGCGCTCGATGTCCTGCTCCTGCTGGTTGAGCAGGCCGACGACGCCGACGCGCGGCAAGCGATTCGTCGGACGCACGACAAGGTGCGAGGCTTCGTCGGTGGTCGGCGTCGTGTCGGCGCGCTGCACGGCTTCGGTGGCGGCGGTGACGACGCTCGACATGATCGACGATTGAAGCTCATCGCTAAACGCGGTGATGGCCTCACGTGCGACCTTGACAGCGAACGTACGGATCAGCGATTCGAACGGTAGCGCGTGCATGCGCGTCTGCACTTCGGCTTCCACGCGTTCGTCGAACGCGCGCTGCGCTGCTGCCTCCTGCTCTTCGCGCTCGCGCGCTTCTGCATCCCGGCGCGCTTGCTGTGCGGCTTCGCGTTCTGCAAGCTCGGCGCGTTCGCGGTCGATGCGTTCGCGCTCTTCGTGCTCGCGCGCGGCGGCAATCTGGCGGTCGAGCTTGACGAGTTCGATGAGCGGTTCGGCCCACCTCGACACGCGCGCCCATGTGTCCAGATCGCGCTGGCGCTCGGTCTCGATCACTAGCGGCTGTGCCTTGCGGAACGCTTCAAGCAGTTTGATATCGGGCCAGCGCTCCATCAGGTCGAGCGCTTTCTCAACGATGGCGCGCTGTTCGTGATCGCGCCAATGCGTCATGGTCTTGCGGGCCTTTGGCGCGGGCGCGGGTTCGTCGGTCACTGCTTCGTCAGTCGCTGCGGCGTCAGCGATTGCAGGCGCCTCGATGGCTGCGGGCTCGCTGCTCGATGGTGCTGCATCGTCGAGCATCACGACATCTTTCGCGGTCGGCAGCGCAGAGAACAGCGAATCAGCAGCGGCGCGGCGCTCGGCGATTGCCTTGATCTGCTCAAGCTCGCGATCCAGCCACGGACGCAGTTCGTTCGGACGTGCATTGCGCAGATTGCGATGCCGATCAGCGTCCAGCACCATGCGCTGCGCCTGATCGACGGCAGCGACGATATGCACGGTGGGATCGCGCTGCCATATGCGGTGCACTTCGTTCGCGACCGCCGTCTGTTCGTTCGGCTTCCAGCTAATACGGTTTCCGTTCATACCCTCACTCTCCTGTTTATACGCACCATTGCTCCGACTGCTAATTCGCATATACGGATGACGCATTTTGAGAAGCTCCCAACTGTAAAAAATTGTTTCGCGAGTTGTGTGATATTGACTCTTATGCCGTCTTATTAATTCGTAATTATTCGCGGTAATTCGCGCTAATTCGCGGTAATTCGTTCCGCCTTACGATTTAACAATGGTACATAATAATTACCGATTTAACTACATCCATAACTCGCCGCAAAGCCCCGCCACATGGGGGTTTACGTCAGATGAATAGCTAAATGCGCTCTAAGAATGCGGAACGCATATGTAAAGTTCTTCAATTCCAGACTCGAAAGAATTACGCACGCCATAGCGGCGCAATACTCCACGGTCTATCAGGTCACCAATAGCGCTCTTTAAATCGTTCGCAAAGCCAACGGCACAGCGGAGTTCGTGAAACGTGCGCGGTGATGTGGCGCGCGCGCGAACGATCGATTCAATACCGTCAATGCTTTTTGTGGCAATAATGCATTGCGCATTCGTCATCATTTGCTCCCGAAGAGAACATGCAGATGCCGGTACAGCGCCTTAGCGCCTTCGACCGTCGTCGTGATCGACTCATTACGCCCGAGCGGCAGCGTGAGCAGCACATCGGACGTTGCATAGTCTTTCGCTTTCGGTGACGAGCCCTTGCCGCGCTTGCCTGAACCGGCCGGCGGTCGCTCGCGCCGATACCAGTAATGAAAAACGCCGTCGATCTTTTCGCGACGCACTGCGCCCTCATACGTCAGGTTGGTGAGTGCGGCGCTGACGCGGTTCATCGGCTGGCCGCTCAATGTGACGAGCACGGCGGCAGTGGTGCCGCCAGCGCCCGCCTCATCGACGAACCGCAAAATGTCGTCTGTCGGGTTGGTGCTGCTTCCATTCATGGCGGGCCCCTGTGTGAGTTATTCGGCGGCGTCGGGCGGCGGTGCTTCGCCGTCGCTCTTCGGCGGGTTCTTTGAACGGCGCTGTGCCTGTTTGATGATGGCGCTCGCGGCGCTGTCATCGTCGAGGCCTGGGATGCTCGTCTGACGCTCTGCCGCCAGTTCGTCTGCGCCCTGCATGTGCTGGCCCGCCGACGCCACCACGATCAGGCAGGGCTGGCCCTGCACGTGCGTGAGTTCACCGGCTTTCGGATCGTTTTTGCCGAGCGTGAAAACGGCTTCCACCTTGTCGCTGAAAGTCACTTTCTTGAGGTCGCCCGTCACGACCACGCGCCCCTCGCTCGCGATCAGGTGCACGGCCTTGCGCACGTTGTCCGTCACGCGCTTGCGAACGCGCTCGATGATGTCGTCCTGTTCGTCGGGCCCGATGCGCGGCCAAATGTCCGGCAGCAACTTCAATTCGCCGACCAGCATCCCGATCAGATCGCGCGCAATCGTTTCGGTGCTCAAGTCGATCGTTCCATCGTCGTCGTTTGCGATATCGCTCATGTGATGTGCTCCCTGTGATGAATGAAGGGGGTTTCAGCGTTGCTGTTCGAAGCGCTTCGCGTAAGACTCGGGCATGTGGGATGCGCGCCTGGGTATCACGTGTATTCGCTTGAGAAGAGGACACCATGCCGCGTTCGCGATACAGGGGATACAGAATCGACGTGCAAGCGAAAACCACGTTCTCTCTTTCCTTCACCGGATTGCGCCGCCGTTACATGGTCTTGTGGTTCATTTACCCGTTTGATGATCAGATTGCACCGGTTGCGAGCTTCCCTGAGAAAGTGGATTTCGCGTCGAAAGGTGAGGCGTTGGAATACGGTCACGGGAGAGCGTGCGCCTTTATCGACAGCATGGCCCGCCTGACAACTTGCTGACGCTGAGAGCGTGGTCATGTCTGCTCCCTAGCCTTTCCGGCGCTCGTATGCGGGATCGGCAGCTGCCTTTTTCGATGCGTTCGCGGGTTGCTGCGAAGCGTCGAACGGATCGGCGTCGGGCAACGCTGGCGGTGCATTGCCTGCGGGCTCGTCGCCGGGCTGCTCATCTGCGCTCTGCTCGCCGTCGCCCGGCTCGCCTGCGCTGTTCTGGTCAGCAGCAGCAGCAGCGGCCAGTTCGTCGTCGCCGTCGCCATCGGGCACCCAAGAAAAGTCGCCGTCGATGGTGTTCGGGTCGTTAAGCTGCGGCGCATCGTTGATCGTGCGACCGTCTGCGGCGAATGCCTGTGTGAGTTGCACCGTGAGCGGGAGAAACTTCGCGATGCGGCGAATGGCGCTCTTGCGACCCATCTCGACGAAGTGTTTTTGCCAAGGGTGCGTCGCGGTCTTTTTGTACTTCTGCGCCTGCTGCCAGCCCTGTGAGCCGTCGCGAATTTCGTTGATCTGCGCCACGTCCATAAATTCGAACGCGTGCCCGCCGCCCTTGAACATCGCGACCGCATAGAACCCGATGATTTCGCCGCGATCACCGCGCGCGGGAATATGGTCGAGCTTTTCGCGCAGACCGTATGCGTATGTGAATTTGTCTTTCTCACGCACCTCGTGGGCGGTGATGCTGACGATTTGCCCGCTACGGCGCGCAAGCTCGATATAGCCGCGATACCCGATGATGACCTGAACGCTATTCACCCAGTATTCGTTACCGTTGCCGTCCTTGCGCTTCGTGTTGAACGGCACGAGGTACGCATGCCCGAGCGGCGTATTGGGTTCGAGCCCAAGCTGTGCGCAGAAGCCGACCGCCGCGACCACAGATGCAATCTCGCATTTCGCGAGCGCGGGCGTCGTCGTCGCTGCGACGATGGCGAGCTTAAAGAGCCGGTCAACCGTCAGCGGGCCGCTCGGCAGCATCGCTGCAATGTCCTTGCGCTTGCGCTCAAGCATGTGCGCCAGCAGTTCTTTCGGCTTGAGCGTCGCCGGATCGACGGGCGGCTTTGGCTTCAAGTCTTTAATGTTGGTCGTTGCCATGTAGTGTTTTCTCCCTGATTCGTGCCTGCCGTCAGTCGCTTAGAGGTTCGCGGCGACGTGCCATGCGTTCGCGCAGATCGACGCGCCGGTAACGCGTGACGGGTCGGTCAGATACGACAACGAGCCGTTAGCGGAAATGCGCACGTGCTGCTCAGGGTCATCGGTGAGCAGCTCGACTGCCGCGCAGATGTTCGCCATTGCCTGCACGCGGTCGGCTGCGTGGTGGGGTTGGCTCGCAACGATCGATTCAAATTCCATTTCGGCTTTCTCGACGGCTTCGGCTGCGGTCGGTGCGGTGACGGTGAATGAATAGGACATGCGGTTCTCCCTGTGGGTTGGTACTGCGGTGGACTACTCGTGAAACGGGCATGTGCTCCAGCGCGGGCAATACTTGCGGCTGCACATGATCGATGAGGGGTTCGGCGGGAAAAGGCCCGAGCGGAACATTTCGGCGGCATGCTCGATGAGCCCGCGCTCGTGCCTAGTGCCGACCATCACGCGACGCGCATCGAACACAGGCGAGACGGCCACGGCGGGCTTGCTCGTCGCACTGAGTGCGATCACCTGTGCGCCGCCCGTCTGCACGTCGCGCGTGTGCTCGTAAAGCAATTGATACGTCCCAAGCTGCGCAGAGCGGCCCTTGGTCTTCGCTTCGCCCTTGCTGATGACTGCGCGCCCGCTTTTCAGATCGGGGATGACGGGATGCGGATCGTGCGGCAATTGCGAGACGCGCGCCCGGTCCATCGTGCCGGTGAGCGTGACCGTGAGCCCGCCCCCGCAATCGATATCGAAGGGCTTAAGCGTCGTCTCGACATCGACGTAATGCATCGTCGGCGTGATCTGCTCGCAGTACATGTGATGCAGACGAAGGCCGATGCTTTCCGCCTCCTTTGGCGTCAGGTCGTCGTGGCTGTAATCCGTCTCGTATTCAGGCGTGTGAATCTTTGCGGCGAGCACGCTGGCGGCGTCGTCGATGCGCATCGGCTCGTGATCGATATACGCGCGGTCATAGGTCGCGGTGCTCGCGTGCAGCGCCGTGCCGAGAACCGCGCGAATGCCGACCGGCATGCTCATGCCGAGCAGATGCTGCCCTTCCCAGCGCATCGCGCAGTCAAACAGACCGCCCCATGACGATGCGCGCACCTTGATCTTGCTCATCAGAACTCCTAAGCGCGGGTTGACCCACATCGCAGACGCGCGATGCGCCGCGATGACTTTACGACTTCGGGAATACGTCTCAGGCGTGCAGGAACGGCGCTAGAAGGCTCCGCGCGAGCACGCTGAGATCAGATACAGGAACGCGGCGGCGCTCATGTCAGCCGCACATATGCATAAGAGCGGCGCACGCGGGCCGGAATGACGGCAGTACCGATAGGCACTTTGGGCTTGAGCCGCTTGTGCTGCTCGAACCATGCGCGGCGCTGCTTCGCATTGAGGCAGCGCAGATACGGGCGATGCGAAAGGAGGTTCCGCATATTTATGTCACTCCGCATAAAACGATTCGTACGCATGTAAAACAGCTTATTGCTTTAAAAAAAAATGTGCTTACGATTGCCGTTTGCAGATAGTAGTTAATGACCCGAGTAAAAAACAAGGGCGATTTGCAAAAAAAGTAGTAACGCGAATTAAAGCGAAAGGGAGCGAATAACCATGAAAGTACGTGAGATTTTCGAACTGATGGGAGGCCGCCCGTACATCATGCGGCTGACGGACTTGCAGCCCGCGCGGCTGTCGCTGATGGCGACGAAGAATCATATTCCGTCGCATTGGGTGCGGCTCTTTATCGCTCTGCGCCCCGAATTGGACTGGACTTATTTGCTTGATTCCGATTCTCCTAAATACGCGGAGATTCGCGCCAATTCATTTATTCGCGATTTGCGCGCGCAGCGAATGCGAGAGGCAGAAAAACCGCGCGTCGCCGAAATGGAGCCGTAATTCCCTGACTGACGCACCGCAATAACTTTTAACGTCGTCATTCGCGGCGGGCATGCGCTCGCCGTGTCAGGGAGAAACGATCATGTCTCGCATCAGGACCGTAAAGCCGGAACTGTTCTCACATGAAGAGCTTTACGACGCGGAGAAGGAGACGGGCTTGCCGCTGCGTCTCGCATATATCGGGCTGTTCACCGTGGCCGACCGCGAAGGCCGGTTCCGCTACAAACCGCGCACGCTGAAAAAGGACGTGCTGCCGTATGACGAGGTGGATTTTGAACGCGTGCTGGACGCGTTAGTCACGCGTGGCTATCTCGTGCGCTACACGTCCGCGACGGGTGAAGCACTCGCGTATATCCCGACGTTTACGCGTCATCAACACGTGAACGTAAAAGAACCACCGTCCTCTTTACCGTCGCCCGATATCGAACCGGAACCCGAGAGCCCCGCCAGTCAAGGCCCTCCACGCGATGACGACGCGTGCGGCACGCGTGACGATCCGCGCGCGCACCTGGGAACGGGAACGGGAACGGGAACGGGAACGGGAAAGGGAACTAAACCCAAAACCGACGGCGACGATAAGCGCACCGGAACACTGGACGCCGCAGGCGTGAGCGTCGCAATCATCGGCTGGGAGCGTGAGCGGAAAAAAGCGGCGCGCGGCGTGTCGCCGAGCAACCCGACCGTGATCGATCTGGCCGCACTCGGCTTGTCTCGTGACGAGCTTCGCGCGGCATACGACGACGCGGTGGCCAGTCGGCTGGCCGACGATGACCCGACGCCGGTCAATGCTGGGTTCGTGCGGACGTTCGTCGAAAAGCGCCGCAACCCGCCCAAGCCGACGCCGCGCGACGACTGGCGGCGCAGTGAGTCGGGCATATCGCGCCGCGCATCGGAACTCGGCATTGCGCCGCGTCCCGGCGAATCGTTCGATGCACTGCGCGAGCGCGTGAGCGCTGCCGAGCGCCGCAACGGGGCCCACCCATGAGCGATGACGGCTTTACGCATGGCAAGTGCGCAGCGTTCGGCTGTCCGCTGCCCGGCTCGCTCGGCGTCGGCGGTGAGTGGGTCTGCTTCTGCCATCACGGTGCAGCGTCTGGGCGCTGGCAGAACGTCACGCGCTGCATTCGCTCGCACGAAGCGCTCGCATCGAGCATCAGCGACGCGCGGCGCTTTCTCGGCACCCCGCAATGGCAGAGCGCGTATCGCGAGATTCGCAGGCGACTGACTGCGGCCGGCCTGGCCGATCTGCTGCCCGGCAAGGCCGACGAATCGCCGTGCAGTCCCGGTCATCCCGTCGCAGTGCATTGGCTCATGCGCATGGAAATGCATCTGCTCGACCTGTGCAATCGCGAGACCGGTGCAGCGCTCGCGCACCCGTCGCCGCCGCCCGGCGTGCGCACCGCGCAGCAGACCGCGCAGCACGCAAGCGCGTACCTGCCCGACATGGCGAAGAAACCCGACAACGGAGACGCCGCATGAGCCGCAATCTCATCGATTCGCACATCGACGACGACATGCTGACGCCAGCGCCCGCGACGTATCGCGTGAGCTTCACCGTCGAGGGCGTGCCGGTCGGCAAGGCACGTGCACGCGTCACTCGCAATGGCACGTACACGCCGAAGAAAACGCGGCGATACGAGCACGACGTGCGCACGGTCGCGATGCAGGCAATGGGCGCACTGCGACCGTGCCGCGATGCGGTGCATGTGTCGCTCGTGGTGTTCCTGCCGGTCCCTGAGCGGTTCAGCAAGGCGAAGCGCGCGGCAGCGCTGGCCGGGCTCGTGTATCCCGTCGTGCGCCCGGATCTCGACAACTTCGAAAAGGCCGTGACGGATGCGCTAAACGGCGTGGTCTATCACGACGATTCGCAAATCTGCGATGTGGTCAAAAGCAAGCGCTACAGCGACCGCCCGCGCGTCGTGATCGAGTGCGCAAGCATCAACGGCTTTAGCACCTACGAACTGCAACCCGCACGGAGAATCCGCCATGCCACGCATCCCGAAAAAGCTCACGGGTGATCGCAACCAGTGCCGGACGTGCCGCGAGTTTTTCAACTCGTCGAGCGCCTTCGACAAGCACCGCACCGGCCCATTCGGCACAAAGAGCGCGCCCGCCCAGCGTCGTTGCCTGTCGCCCGATGAAATGCGCGCGGCGGGCATGTTGAAAAACGACGCCGGGTTCTGGATCAAGTCGCGAATGGACGATGCGGAGATTCAGCGACGGACTGAGAGCCGAAAAAACGCGCGGGAAGCTGTCACTCCGAACGCTAGGAGCCGCCCGAGCGTCGCGGGAGTATCAACTATAGGACGCCACCGCCAACGGCTCCTAGAACGAGTTCTGCTCAAAAAACAGGCAGCACGAAACGAGGTGGATCATGAGCCAGATTTTTATGAGCGTGCCGCGTGCGCTGCACTTCGCGTATCTGATTCAGGCGTATCCGGCTGCGCCTGAATCGTTGCTTGCGCGCGTCATGCGACAGCACATCGAGCAGTGCGACGTATGGGAGCCGCGCCGGGCCCGCGTGGTCGACTTCGGCGGGCTGAACTCGCTGGAAGTGCGCGCCGAGTGCGCGAGCATCCGGAAGCACGTCGAGCGCGAACTCACCGACTTGCCGTGCGCGGTCATCAAGGCGCGCTATGGGCTGACCGACTTCACGGACGCGGGCGGCGACCGCCGTTATTTTTTCTCGCGTGAGCGTGCGAACGCTATCCGCTGGCTGTCGAGCGATTGGGCGCAAGCGCAGTTCGCAGACGTGTGCGAAAGCGTGCTCGATCTGCTCATCGCGCGACACTTCACGGACCGGCGTCGGACGCCGATCACGCTGCGCGGCCTCGCTGAAACGTTCGGGCGCAATCACACGTACTACCGACGCATTGCGAACCGGCTCGAAGAGCAATTGATCCTCATCGAGAATCGCGCTCTTGACGACCTCACGCCGCTTTTCACGGCTGAGCATCACGGCCACTCGATCGCGTAGGGACAGAGCCTAGGCTGCTGTGCATAGAGCGTAGCGGTATGCCCAGGCTCTTTTCCCATGTTAGGGAGAGAGGTTGCAGAAGGCATTGAACCATCGACACATGCGGTTGCGCTCGGTAGGTGTGGTGAGAGGTTTCGATACCGACTTGACAACATCCCATCTATAGAAAACCGCTTTGCCTGTGGCGTCCTTTACCAAGATGCCCTTGTCCATCTGGCGCAACAGCGTGACCTGTGCGGGCGAAGTCGATTCCGACGACACGAGGGATACACTTGGCTTTGCATACAGAGCCTCTATTCCCTTTGTGTATCCCCAAAAATACATAAATGTGCATAGGGGAACCATGATCGTGATGCCAGTTCGAAGTGGGCGGGGAATGCTCTCTGACACTCGCTTGTGCGAAAATGACCAGCGCACGATCTCGTACATTATGAGAGGCCCTGCCATCGACATACCCTTCGCGACGGCATCGCCGACCAGATAGTTAAAGAGGTTGATAGCGATCGCGATCACCACATAGAACTTATAAGGTGAGCGGCGAAACCATGACACAAGCTTTTGCTTTGTAAGCTCCTCCTCAGACAGTCCCCGTTCGACGCGGCGCAACATCAGTTCGCTAGTCGTGTACACCAGCGCTGCCGTCAGGATCGCGGGCACCCAAAGCAGCGCATCTCGAACGTGATCTGCGACGGTTGTCGGGACGTCACCGAATGAAAGACCCAGCGCTTCGAGATATCCCCAATCGAACAGCACCGACAGACAAAAAGTTGCCGCCGTAAGGCCGCCGATGATTTTGCTCCATTCATCGGTTGAGTTATTCACGCGGTCAAGGCTCTGCATAATTATTTAGATAGGTTCCCTTCCTGGTCCTTATGGGCGCTCTGCCGGTCGCATTGTAGCGGTTGTTCGCCGCCGACTGCCTGACGCTTGCATCTTTGTTCCAGCGCACCTACCATCACGGCATCATGCGCAAATTGCGAAAAGCGAAAGCGCAGTGACAGCCTGCGCGGCCAACGGCAGCGTCCGTCGAGATAAACGACACGCTGCGGACAGGGCCGAGCACATGAACAAGAACGCCCAAAAATGACATGGTGAGAAATCAGTGTCACAAGTTCAAGAAATCAGCATTCAACTCGATGGCATCAGCAACGTTCTGAAGACACGGCGGTTTCGGGTGCCCGCATATCAGCGTTCCTATGCTTGGGAAGCGGAGCACGTTGAAGCTTTGCTCGCAGACGTGAACGATGCTATCAGGTCCAAAGAAAAGGAGTATTTCCTTGGGTCGATCGTTGTGACCGGGCCAGTCGAACGTCGCTATGAGGTGGTTGACGGGCAACAACGGCTCACGACCGTGAGCTTGCTAATTTCCGCCATCCGCGATCGATTTCGAGAAGAATCCGACCACGAAGCGGAAACTTCAATCAGGAACGACTTTCTTGCTAACGTTGACCGCAAGACGAAAGAGCGAGAGCCGAAGTTGGCTTTGAACGAAGTCGACAACGAGCTTTACCAAGAGCTAATCGAGGACAAGTCGGCCATTGACATATCGCGGTACCCGCGTCAATCGCATAAGCGCCTGCTTGCAGCAGCCGAATGCATGCGCAAGTACATCGACGATCTTTGCGTTCAGTCAGCCGATTCGGAAGAGACTCTGCACGAATGGCTCGACTATTTGGAAACCAACCTGAAGGTCATCCTCGTTATCGCGCCGGACGACAGTAATGCGTTTGTGATATTTGAAACGCTCAATGATCGTGGACTCGAATTAGCAATTTCTGACCTCTTGAAGAACTATCTGTTCCATCGCTCGGGGGACAAGATCGAGGAGACGAAGAACCGATGGTTGACGATGGTTGCCACGCTCGAAAGTGCGTCCGACGATCCACTGGTTGTGACATATCTTCGTCACTTCGCCATGTCCAAATACGGGCTGGTGCGCGAGAAGGATCTGTTTGGAATAATTAAGAGGAAGGTGACAAGCAAGAAACTCGCGCTTCAATTCTCAACGGAACTGAGCAATACGGCAAAGACGTACGCTGGCCTGATTAACACTGACCACGATCTTTGGGCGGGGTACGATGTGGCAACGCGGGAGGCCGTGTACGCGATGAACCTGCTGGGGATGGTCCAGGTACGCCCGCTTTTGTTGGCGATATTGGATAAGTTCGAGCCGAAGAAGGTGTCCGCCGCCTTCAGGCGGCTAGTCGCCGTAGCCGTCCGGTTCCAGATCGTCGGTGGTGCCGGGGGCGGAACATTGGAGCGCATCTACAGTGATGCAGCGAAGGCAGTTGCGGATGGCAAGCTGAACTCAATCGAAGAGGTATTGAAGGGATTCAGCACTCTGCCAACCGATTCGGCATTTGCTGCCGCCTTCTCGGTCGCATCCGTGTCGAAACAGTCACTGGCTCGTTATTACCTTCGAATGCTTGAGAGCGGCGTGCCGGGAGCATCCGGCGAGTTGGTTCCCAGCACAGACGCTGTGCGTGTGAATTTAGAGCATGTTTTGCCGATTAACCCGTCAGACAAGTGGTTGAAGACTTGGTCGGCAGACGACGCGAAAGCCTACCAGCGGCGGCTGGGAAATATGGCGATCATTTCCGCGAAGATGAACAGCGTTATCGGGAACGAAGACTTTGCGAAGAAGAAGCCGGAACTTTCAAAGTCTGCATTCCACTTCACAAAAGCAATCGGCGAGATAGATGATTGGGATAAGGACGCCATAGAGAAGCGGCAAGCCGCGATGGCAGAGATTGCTGTTAAGGTCTGGTCAATAAAAGGCTAATAGACCTGCAGCCAAAAAAAGGCCCGCTTTCGCGGGCCTTTTTCGTCTTCGATGGCTTGTCAGCGTTCGTCTTCGCTTGGCACTCCGTTTTCCCAGTCGTCTACATCGGCGTAAAGCTCGACGCACGGTTCGGGCGCTTTGAAGCAATCGACGACTAGGCAACCGTTCGCAAGCGATGTAGACATCGAAGCGAACCATCGGGTTGTCTTCCGAGTGTGCATGATGCTTGGACTGCGGCCAGTACGTGAGCGGTGATTTCTTCCATTTATTTGCCCTCGATCACTTCTTAGCCGCCGACGCTGCATGCGTGAGCGTCGTATTGATCGACTGCACTGCGTCGATGCCCGACTTAGCAAGCGGAACGACGATGAAAGCGACGACACAGACGACAGTCGCACCGATGATGATCCACGAGAATTTGCTATCCATTTTGATACCCCATTGTGTGAGTTAATTTGCTGCTTCGTTAGCAGTTCATCAGAACTGCTAACGACTAGTCTAGGAGTTTGCCGCTCACCGGGGCCGGGTTTCTACCTAGGTGCGCTCGCCCATCCACATAACCGCCGGATAGTTGACCGCGCATCGATTCCGCATATGCCGAACAGACCGTTTAGACCCTGCGTGCATCCCGGCTGCGCATTGCTTGTGCAAGGCAAAGAGCCATACTGCCCTGAGCACCTGAAAGCACGACGACGCAGAGAGAACGAGGCCAGGCCGACGACAGCGCAGCGCGGGTACTCGTCACGCTGGCGCAAGGCGCGCGAGGCGTATCTGCGCGCGCACCCGCTCTGCATGTGCGATCAATGCGCCGCGCTCGGTCGCGTGCTGCCCGCGACGGTGGTCGATCACGTCGTGCCGCATCGAGGCGACCAGCGTCTGTTCTGGGATCAGAGCAACTGGCAGGCGATGAGCAAGCCCTGCCACGACCGCAAGACAGCGACGCACGACGGCGGCTTCGGCAACGTTCGCGCGTCGAGCACGTGAGCCCGACGCGTCGCGGCTGCGTGCGGCATGCGTCAGGACGCGTCAGGTCGGGCCCGCTGCTCGCAGCACGTGCGAACGCTCGCGCAGCGCAGGCGGCAGCTGCCTGCGCGCGCCTCGCGCGTCGTCGTGCAGGGCATTCGTCTACTCAGCGTTTCCACTGATCGGTCTGACGAATGGCACGGGGGTTTCCACTGAGTCGTATGACGAATCCATTCATCAGATGATAGGGGGGGTCCGATCTCCAGCGGGCCGGGCCCCGTGATCGTGCGCCTGCGCTCTTTTTTTCCGACGCGATTTTGAGCATGAGGGGTCAACCGTGGAAGCTGCCAGCCAGCTACAGATCGTTTATCGCGACATCGAGCACTTGGTGCCATACGCGCGAAACGCCCGCACGCACTCAGATGAGCAGATCGCGCAACTGGCCGCGAGCTTGCGCGAGTTCGGATGGACCAACCCGGTTTTGCTCGACGGCGATTGCGGCATCATCGCGGGCCACGGTCGCGTGCTCGCTGCGCGCAAGCTCGGCCAGCGCGAAGTGCCGACGATCGATCTGGCGCACCTGAGCGAAGCGCAGCGCCGCGCGTATGTGCTCGCTGACAACAAACTGGCCGAGCGCGCCGGATGGGATAGCGAGCTTTTGGAGCTCGAAGTCGCTGACCTGTCAGGCATGGGTTTCGAGCTTGGCGTGCTCGGCTTCACCACGAACGAGCTTGCGACGCTGCTCGGCACTGCTGACGAGCCCGCGCTGTCTGCTGCCGTGAATGAAGAGCGATTCTTGGTGCTCGTCGATTGCGGCAGCGAGCGCGAGCAGTCCAAGCTCTTCGCCGAGATGCGGGAACGGCACTTCGTTTGCAAGCTGATGAGTTAAGCCATGCGCAAATACGAGTTCACGCTGTCATCGCCGGTCGCCACGACGTTCCGCAGCAGCAAGGCTGCGAACTCACTCGATATCGACGTTAAGAAAAAGAGCACGCATCACGTGTGCGTCTCCGCTGATGTCGAGTCGGCCTATCACGTCGGGCTCATCGTGGGCGCGTCAGGCAGCGGGAAAACGACGCTTGCGCAGCATATCTACGGTGACGCGTGCTTTACGACGCTGCTCGATCCGACCCAGCCGGTCATCGAGCAGTTTCCCGAGCAGTACGCATACGACGAGTGCGCATCGATGCTGGCGGGCGTGGGGCTTACGAGCGTACCGTGCTGGATTCGTCCCGCATACACGCTTTCGAACGGCCAGCGCGCCCGCGCCGAGTGCGCATTGCAGATGGCGCGCAGCGCGGCGAACGATGAGCCGGTGCTCATCGACGAATGGACAAGCGTCGTCGATAGGACGGTCGCCAAGGTCATGTCGCATTGCATCCAGAAGCACGCGCGCAAGAGCGGCAAACGTATCGTGCTGTGCTCGTGTCATTACGACGTGCTGGAGTGGCTTAACCCGGATTGGGTCATCGACTGCAACCGGCAGGAGTACACAGATCGGAGGTCAGTTTGTCGCGACTTCCGACGCGCCGAGCAACTTACGTTTGACATCAGGGAAGTGGATCGCTCAACGTGGGCTTACTTTAGCAAGTATCACTATCTGAGCGAGCAGCTACCGGGCGGCATCATCAATACGTTCGGGCTCTTCCACGGTGATGACCAGATCGGCTTTCAGTGCTTCGCGAACTATGTGCCGCGTCGCGCTGGCGAAGTCATGAAGATGCACAGCAATCGCACCGTGATCCACCCCGACTATGCGGGGCTCGGCATGGGGCTGATACTCATCAATGAGACGAGCGAAATCATGGCGCAGCGCGGTTTCGATGTGCGTGCGAAGTACAGCAGCACGCCCATCTATCTCGCCATGAAAAAGTACCCGCAATGGGTGCTCACCGATGTATCACGCCGCACCAACACAATTGTCGGCGGCAAGGTCGATAGGAAAGGCGGCTATCGACACGACGTTAAGACGTACTCATTCCGCTTTATTCCCAAGGCGAAACGATGATGCGCGGCTTTGTCATCATGCGGGCGTCACGGCTCGATCAGATTTTCAACCAGCTAGGAGCAATCATGTCGGCACTCGACGACCTCAAGGCAGAAGTGGCAGCAACGATTAGCATCGAACAATCGGCGGTGACGCTCATTCAGGGCATCGCGCAGCAATTGCAGGACGCGCTCGCGAATGCGGGTGTGAATGACCCTGCATTGGTCGAACTGACGACGCAACTCAAGAGCAACGCCGACGCGCTGGCCGCTGCTGTGTCGGCCAACACGCCAGCCGCCCCGCTCGCAAGCGGTGACGGCAGCGCACCGCAGGCGTAATCATGCGCGGACGCAAACCGACGCCGACGGCGCTCAAGCTCGCGCGCGGCAATCCCGGTAAGCGTCCGCTGCCTGAGAACGAGCCGACGCCGAAAGGCGACATCGAAATGCCCGCGTACCTGACGCCTGCCGCCGCCGAGCACTGGCCGCTCGTCGCGTCGCAGCTACAGGACGCGGGCGTGCTGACTTCGGTCGATACGACAGCGCTCGCTCTGTACTGTGAAGCGTTCGCGCGCTGGCGGCATGCGACGGATCAGGTCACGAAATATGGTTCAGTCGTCAAAACGCCGAACGGCTTTCCTGTGCAGTCGCCATTCCTTGCGATTGCGAACAAGGCACACGAGCAGATGACGAAGCTGCTCGTCGAGTTCGGCATGACACCATCGAGCCGCACGCGCGTGAGTAAAGCGCCGAGTGACGAGCCCGATGAGTACGCGGATTTTGTGAAGAAAAGGCGCTGATATGGCGTCCGACATCATCGCCGTGGTGAGTCAGTTCGTTTCGCTGCAAAAAGGCTTGCGCGCGTATTGGGGCCGCTGCCCGTTTCACGACGAGCGCGGCATGACTCATTTCAGCGTCAACGAAGCCACGCAGCGCTTTTATTGCTTCGGCTGCGGTCGCGGCGGTTCGGTCGATGACTTTCTGCGCTACATCGAGGAACGCGACGCGCAGCCCTGACGATGGCAAACCCGCACGTAGTCGCCGCGAACAAGTACGCGCGCGACGTAATCGCCGGGAAGGTTCCGGCAGGCAAGTACGTTCGGGGTGCATGCGCGCGTCACCTGGCCGACCTCGACAAGAGCAAGAGCAAGTCTTATCCGTTCGTGTTCGATGCTGCTGCCGGTGAGCGTGCATGCGCATTCATCGAGAAGCTGCCGCACACGAAAGGCAAATGGGCCCGCATGGGCGAACGGCTCGTGCTCTCGCCGTGGCAGTGTTTCATCATCGTTTGCGTTTTCGGCTGGAAGCGACGCAAAAACGGCATGCGCCGCTTTCGCGAGCTTTACGCGGAGATACCGCGTAAGAACGGCAAGAGCCAGATAGGCGCAGGCATCGGTCTTTACATGCTAATCGCCGATGGTGAATACGGCGCGGAAATCTACTCAGGCGCGACGACTGAGAAACAGGCGTGGGAAGTGTTCGGGCCCGCCCGTCAGATGATGCAGCGCACGCCCGGTCTGTTGAAAGCAGCAGGTGCGGAAGTGTGGGCGAAGAGCATCGCCATACCGTCTGACGGCTCGCGATTCGAGCCCATCATCGGGAAGCCGGGCGATGGTTCGAGCCCTTCGTGTGCGCTCATCGATGAGTTCCACGAGCACGACACGCCCGATCTGATCGACACGATGCAAACGGGTATGGGCGCACGTGAGCAGCCCTTGACGTGCATCATCACGACGGCGGGCTATAACCTCGCGGGCCCGTGTTACGACAAGCACAGCGAGTCGAAAAAGGTACTGGACGGGCTCATCGAGAACGACGAACTGTTCGCCATCATCTTTAGCATCGATGAGGAAGATGATTGGGCGAGCCCGACGAGCTTGCAGAAAGCGAATCCGAACTTTGATATTTCGGTCGATGCTGACTTTCTGATGGCGCAGCAGCGGCGCGCGACGATGAATCCCATCGAGCAGAACCGTTTTAAAACGAAGCACCTGAACGTGTGGTGCTCTGCGCGCAATGCGTGGATGAACATGCAGCAGTGGCAATTCTGCGCCGATCCATCGCTGACGCTCGACGAGTTCGAGGGCACTGAATGCGTGTTCGTGCTCGACCTTGCGAGCAAGAACGACATATGCGCGTTCGTGCAGGTGTTCAAGCGCGAGCTTAACGGGCAGGACCATTACTACGCGTTCGGGCGGTACTACCTGCCGAGCGATGCAATCGAAGAGAACAAAACGAATCAGGCGCTGTATCGCAAGTGGGTCATACAGGGCTATCTCATCCCGCTCGAAGGCGCGGAGATCGATTTCGACGTGATTCGTGAGGACGTGCGCGCGATGGCGACGCGCTTCGATGTGCAGGAAGTCGCCTATGACCCTTGGCGCGCGACGCAACTCGCGCACCAGCTTGCGAAGGATGGCGCGACCGTCGTCGAGTACCGGCAGACGGTGCAGAACATGAGCCCGGCAATGAAAGAGGTCATGGCAGCAGTGAAGGCCGGCCGCTTTCATCACGACGGCAATCCGTGTCTTAACTGGATGGTGTCGAACGTCGTCGCGAAAGAGGACGCGAAAGAGAACATCTATCCGCGCAAGGATCGACCCGAGCAAAAGATAGACGGCCCGGTGGCAATCATGATGGGCGTGGGCCGTCTGATGGTTGCAGAGCCGCTTTATCCAGTGCTTCCCGACGACTACTCACTGACCATCGTATGAACGCGATCATTTACAACCTGTGCATGACGCTCGGCGTCGTGCTCGCTGTCGTCGGCGTCGGGCTGCTGCATGGTGTTGCCGTCGCGCTGATCGTTGCGGGCGCACTCATGATCGGCCTGACGATGTTCGGCGCGTGGATGACGACGAGAGGCTAGACGATGTTTCTCAAATTTCGCGCTGATGCTGACGACGGCGACCGCTCGCCGTGGGGCTCTTTCTGGTTCTCGCCTGTCCCGTTCAAGGGGCAACCGCATAACGTGACGGGCGATGCCGCGATGCGGCTCACCGCTGTGTATGCATGCGTGCGGGTGCTCGCCGAAGCTGTCTCGATGCTGCCTTTCGTGCTGTATCGCGAAGGCGCGGACGGCTCGAAGAAACCCGAAAAAGCGCACTGGCTGTATCGACTGCTCGCCGTGCGTCCGAACGAGTTTCAGAACCCGATGGAATTTCGGGAAATGATGATGATGCATCTGGCGCTGCGCGGTAATGCGTTCGCCGAAATCATCAGCAACACGGCGGGCATCGTGACCGACCTCGTGCCGATTCACCCCGACACGATCACGATTGAAATGCTGTCGAAAACGAATTGGCGCTACATCGAGCACTTGTCCGATGGTACGGAACGCATCATCGTTCGCGGCAGCATGTGGCATATCAAGGTCATGTCGCCGGATGGCATCGTGGGTATGAATCCGATTCAGGCATCGCGCGAGAGCATCGCGAGCGGCCTGAGTGCGCAGGAGTACGGGCTGCGCTATTTCGAGAACGACGCGACACCGGGCGGCTGGATCGAGTATCCGGGCGAGTTCAAGGACGATCAACAGAAGCGCAATTTCCGCGAGTCGTGGCAGACGCAACAATCGGGCCGCAACCGCCGCAAAACGGCAGTGCTCGAACGCGGCATGAAGTACCACCCAATTGAAGTGAAAAACAGCGATGCGCAGTACCTTGAGACGCGCAAATTCAGCGTGTCCGAAATCGCGCGCCTGTTCCGCATTCCGCCGCACATGATTGGCGATCTGGAAAAAGCGACCTTCAGCAACATCGAGCAGCAATCGCTCGAATTTGTGATCCATACGCTGACGCCGTGGCTCGTGCGCTGGGAGGAAGCGATCCGCGCATCGTTTATCGAAGTCGGCGAAGGGCTCAATTGTGAGTTCCCGACGACGACGCTACTCCGTGGCGATGCGCAAGCGCGCTCGATGTATTACCACAATGGCATTCTCGACGGCTGGATGACGCGCAATGAGGCGCGGCTCATGGAGAACATGAATCCGCTGGATGGGCTCGATGAGCCGATGCGCCCGCTGAACATGGTCGAAGAGGACGAAGCGGAGACGCAGCAAAACGCGCCGCAGATCGCGCCGAAGCCGGGCAAGCCAGCGAATCCGCAGCCCGAGCAGGAAAACGACGATGGGCCGACGCAGGCGCGCATGTATGCGCTCGCCGCTGCGGCTGCTGATCGAGTAGCACGCAAAGAGTGGGAAGCGCTACACGCAGCGGTAATGCGCAAGGAATCGATATCCGAGTTTTACGACAAGCACGCACGGTTCGTGTCGGCGGTGCTCGGCGTCAGCGACGACGCCGCGCGCGACTACTGCCGCGCGCAGCTTGAATACGTCATCGAGAACCGCGACGACATTACCGACAAACAGTTCGCAGACATCGCGGGAATGCGGCTGCAACGTCTCGCCTTGAGGGGCCACCATGAACCGCTCACTGCTCATATCTGAGTTTCTTTCCACGCCGTGGGCGATCCTGCCCGAGCGCCTGAATGCAATCGCCGCCGTGCTCGCGCGGTGGGATGCGAACGTGCCCGCGTCTGCTGATGTGCTCGCGTCGGTGCGTGCTGATGCGGAAGCGCGCGACGCGCGGCGCGGCGAAGCGGCTCGCGCCGGTAACGGCTCGATTGCCGTGCTGCCCTTCTACGGCGTCAGCGTGCAGCGCACGACGATGGTGGAAGACATCAGCGGCAGCGGCCTGATGAGCATCGCGCGCTTTACGCAGGCTTTGCGCGCTGCTGTCGCTGACGATTCGATTGGCGGCGTGCTGATCGACGTCGATTCGCCGGGAGGCTCGGTGTACGGCGTGCAGGAGCTTGGCGACGAGATTTACAAGGCGCGCGGGCAAAAGCTCATCGTGGCATGTGCGAACAGTCTCGCGGCCAGCGCTGCATTCTGGATCGGCTCAAGCGCTGGCGAGTTCTACGTGACGCCGGGCGGCGAAGCCGGATCGATCGGTGTTTTTGCCGCGCATGAGAACTGGGCCGCAGCACTCGAAAAAGCGGGTGTTGAGGCGACACTCATCAGCGCGGGCAAGTACAAAACAGAAGGCAACCCATACGGGCCCTTGAGCGAAGAGGCGCGCACCTTCATGCAATCGCGCGTGGACAGCTATTACGGCGCATTCACGCGCGCCGTTGCGCGCAATCGCGGCACCGATGTTGCGACCGTGCGCGGCGGCATGGGCGAGGGTCGCGTGCTCGGCGCGAGCGAAGCCAAGGCCGCGAACATGGTCGATGACGTTGCAACGTTCGATCAGGTGCTCGGGCGCATGGCGAAGGCCATCGGCCAGGGCAAGACCAGTACACGAGCGCAGCGCAATGCAGCGCTCAACCGCTCCATCGACATTCTGAACGCCTGACGCAGCGTTCGCCGCTAACCGTTCCATTGAACAGTCAGTGATGGGATCCATCGATCACAGGCCGCGTCACGTCCTTTAAAAACCCGGAGAGCATCATGAACAAGAAAATCCGTGCGCTGCAACAGCGCAAGGCTGAAAAGGTCGCGGCCATGCGCGCACTCGCTGATGCGTGCGCAGAGCGCGACATGACCGACGAAGAGCAGACGCAGTTCGATGCGCTGCAAGCGGAAGTCGGCAGCATCAATGCGAGCATCGAGCGCGAAACCGCACTGGCTGCGGAAGAGCAAAGCGTCGGCATCCAGATCGCAGAGGATGCACGTATCGAAGTCATCGAGAACCGCGCCACTGATCCGCGTCGCGGCTTTCAGACGTTCGGCGAGTTCGCACAGCGCGTTCGCGCTGCTGCCGGTGGCGGTCGTATCGATGACCGGCTGATGCTCGGCGGCGGTGGCCCGAACGCAGCAGCGCCGACGACGTTCGGCAATGAAGCGGGCGGGCAGGATGGCGGTTTCCTCGTGCCGCCGCAGTTCGCCAGCGAAATTTTCACGCTGTCGCTCGAAGAGCAGGCACTGCTCCCGATGACCGACTCGACGCCGATCAGCGGTAATTCGATGGTGTTTCCGAAGGATGAAACGACGCCGTGGGGCACCGACGGTATTCGCGCTTACTGGCAGGCAGAGGCGAGCGTGGCGACTGCCACGAAGCCTAAGCTGGGTGTGAGCACGAACCGGCTGCACAAGCTCATGGCGCTCGTCCCTGTGACGGACGAACTGCTCGACGATGCCAGCGCGCTTGCGTCGTATCTGCCGGGCAAGACCGCCGCTTCGATCCGCTGGAAGACCGACGAGTCGATTCTGTTCGGCACTGGCGCGGGTCAGCCGTGGGGCGTCATGAAGTCGGGCGCGCTGATCGTGGTCGCGAAGGATAGCGGCCAGGCAACCAACACCCTCACGCCGACGAACATCAGCAACATGATTTCGCGTCTGCCGGTGGGCTCGTTCGGGCGCTCGTTCTGGCTCATCAATCCCGATGTGCTGCCCGCGCTCGACAATCTGACGCTCGGCAATTACCCGATTTACATGCCGGTCGGCGGCGGCGACCGCGCTGCGGGCGGCTCGCCCTATGGCATGTTGAAGGGTCGGCCCATCGTGCTCAGTGAGCATGCGTCGCCGTTCTCGTCGCAGTCCGATATCTCGCTGCTCGATCTGTCCTACTACCGCTCGATCACGTCGCGCGGCGGCATCCAGACGGCGACGAGTATGCACGTGTATTTCGATGCAGATGCAACGGCTTTCCGCACCACGTTCCGCGTGGACGGCGGGCCCAAGATCGAAAACGCCATCACGCCACCCAAGAGCACGAACAAGCGTTCGCCGTTCGTGACGCTTGCGGCTCGTTAAGTCATGGTGACGCCGCGCATGCGGCGTCAACTCCTACGCCTATTGAGGAAAAAAATCATGTTCCCGATGAACGTCAAGGCGACTGAACAGGTCGCAGTGCTCGGCGGTGTTAACCCGTCGTCGCAGGCTGCGGGCGCAGCCGTGAGCGGTTGGATTTCCGCCGCTCAGTTCAATAAGTTTCTCGCGCTGATTAACGTCGGCACGTTCGGCGCTTCTGCGACCGTCGATGCAAAGATCCAGCAGGCGCAGGACAGCAGCGGTACGGGCGCTAAGGACGTGCCTAACAAGGCCATCGCGCAGTTGCTCGCCGCTGGCGGCAATAACGTACAGGCTGCGATCAATCTCGATGCGCAGGAACTGGACGTCAATAACGGCTTTGGCTATATCCAGCTTTCGGTGACGGTCGGCACGGCTGCAACGGGCACGAGCGCATCGCTGCTGGGTTTCCTGCCGAAGTTTGCCGCCGCGTCCGATTTCAACGCGGCCAGCGTCGCGCAGATCGTCGGCTAACCGCTGCACGCACTGAGAGAGCCCGCGCTCAAAAGGCGCGGGTTTTTTTATGTCCTCTGAAATCCTGATCCGCCCCCCTGCCGGTGAGCCCGTATCGCTCGCAGAAGCAAAGCAGCATCTGCGCGTGACCGACTCATTGCAGGACTCGCTTATTTCGATGCTCATCAGCAATGCGCGCATCGCGTGCGAGTCGAAAACGCGTCGTCAGCTTCTGCATGCTCGCTGGCAACTCGTGACCGATCGATTTCCGATGTCGGGCGTCGGTACGCCGCTGCCGTTCTGCGACGATATCAACCTGCCCGCGTATGCGATCCGTCTGCCGCATGCGCCGTTCGTCGATCTGCAGAGCGTGACGTATTTCGACATGAGCAGCACATTGCAGACGATGGACCCCGCGACGTACACGGTCAATTCAGCGATGGAGCCCGCGCTCGTGTCGCCGCGCTTCCGGCAAATCTGGCCTATCCCACTGCCGCAGATCGGCGCGGTTCAGTGGACGTATGACGCGGGGTATGCTTCGCCCATCAAAAACGCGGTGGCAGGCTCCGCGTTCTTTACCGTTGTTGGGCCCGTCTCATGGAAGGTGGGCGACACCACGACGTTCTATAACAGCGGGGGCGCGCTTCCCGCACCGCTGCAACCCAATACACCGTATCTGATCGCACAGGCAGTCGGCAATGAGTACAGCGTGAGCGACATGGACGGAAACACGATCACGCTCACGGATGGCGGCAGCGGCGCGAGCTTCATCGGCACGGTTCCCGAAGGGCTGCGGCACTGGATTCTGCTGCGCGTCGGCTCGCTGTATGAGAACCGCGAAGAGGTCGCAATCCTGAATCGCGGCAAGGTCGAAGAACTGCCCTTTGTCGATGGGCTGCTCGACCCGTACCGGATTTCGATGCCATGAGCGCCGCATTGCGTGGCGGCACGCTGACGCGCGGCATCTCCGTACAGACGCGCACGACGCAGCGCGATTCATTCGGGCAGCAGGTGCTCGGGTGGATCGAATTGAAGCAGGTATATGCAGCGATTGAAGCGCTCACAGGCTCCGAGCGCGAAGCTGCTATGTCGATATCGACCGACATCAGCCATCGCATCACCGTGCGTTATGACGACATCTGGAGCGACCCGAAAACGGTCGCGACGTATCGCATCGTGTACGGCACGCGCCTTTTCAATGTGAATGCGGCACTGAACATCGACGAAGCGAACCGCGTCGTGGAACTGCTCTGCACAGAGGGTCTGACCTATGGCTAGTCTGAAATGCATCAAGGGCTTTGAGCAGTTCTCCGCAGCGCTTGAGCAGTTCCCGCAGAACGTCGCGCGCAATGTGATGCGCACCGGGTTGCGCAAGGGTGCAGAACTGCTGCACGAGACGGCGAAAAACCTCGCGCCCGAGCTTGAGAAAGAAGACAAGCGCAGCCGCAATAGCGCAGTCCCTGGCCGACTCAAGGACTCGATCTATCACAAGCTCATTCCTGAACTCTCGTCCGGCGATCTGCTGCAAACGTATTTCGTCGGCGTGCGGCGCGGCCAGAAAAGCGCGCAACTCAAGGTCAAGGGCGGAAAGATACTCAACCTGAACGCCTATTACTGGACGTGGGTTGAGTTCGGGCACTACTACGTCCCGCCGCGCAATGCACTGCAAAAGTCGGTGTATTCGAAAAAGCGCCTTAACGAAGCGGCTCGCTTGACGGGTATGGCTGTCTGGATTCCGCCGCGTCACTTCATGCGCGACGCGTGGACGCTTTCACGCGATGCGGTGATGGACGTCACGATTCGCTATATGGAAGACCGCATTCCCATCGAAGCGAAAAAACTCGGGCTCGACTGGAAAGCAAAATGATCCAAGAGGATTTGCAGACCCTGCTCGCAACGGTTGCAGCGGGCGGGCTCTCGCCTGAACAGGCCGTGCAGAACGGCGCGTTTCCCTACATCGTGTATTCGCGCATGGCGTCGCCGGTTAATAACGTGCTCGAAGGCAACGGAAACCCGCGCATCAATAACACCCATTTCGAGCTTTCGATATGGGGCCAAACGTATGCGCAAGCCGTGCAGACCGCGAAGCTCGTCGCGCAGACGATGCAGGGCTGGACGGTTCAAAACGTGCTGTTACGCGAGACCGATCTGTTTGAGGCCGACGTGCGGCTGTATCGCGTCGTGCAGGAATACTCAGTTTGGCATTACGACTAAGCGCATCACCCGCCCGTCACCGGCCCGCCCAAGCGGGCTTTTTTTATTGGAGTTCTCAAAATGACCAGCACTGCTTTTTCTGCACAAGGCTCGTCGTTCGCGGTCGCAGGCTCTGCCGGTTCTGCCAAGAGCATCAGCGGTATTGCGCTCGGCAATCCGACCATCATCACCGCGACCGCGCACGGCTTTTCGAATGGTGACGTGGTGGCGCTGTCTGCTATCGGCGGCACGACGGTACTTAACGGTCAGACGTTCGTCGTCAGGAACAAGACCGCGAACACCTTTGCTATCGATTACGACACGACGGGCGGCAGCGCTTATACGTCGGGCGGTACTGCGACGCCGAACACGTGGACGAACGTCGGCAACTTCAAGACCATCAAGGGTTTCGACGGCAAGCCCGCGAAGCTCGACGCGACCAACCTCGCATCGACTGCGAAAGAGTACCGCGCGGGGCTGATCGATCCGGGCTCGTTCTCGTTCGATGTCGATATCGACAACAGCGACGCCGGGCAGCTTGCCTTGCAGGCGTATCGCGTGTCGGCGGCCATCGTGAATTACAAGCTCACGCTGCCGAACGGGCACACCGCCACTTTTGCGGGCTATGTCGAGTCGTTCCCGTGGGATGGTGGCGTAGACAAGCTGCTGTCGGCGACGGTGAACATCGTCATCACTGGCCCGGTCACTTTCGCATAAGGGTGCGCGCATGCTGATTCTCTCCAAGGCCGACATTCTCGGCGCGAACGATCTGGAAAGCCAAACCGTCGATGTGCCCGAATGGGGCGGTTCGGTCATCGTTCGCGCGATGACCGGCGCGCAGCGTGACGCATACGATGCCGCCCTGCTCAGGCGCAACGATGAGGGCAAGCTCGAAGTGGACACGCTCAACATGCGCGCGAAGCTCGTGCTGTGGACCGTCGTCGATGAGGCAGGCGCGCTGCTCTTTACGCCCGACGAGCTTGACGCACTGGCCGCAAAGAGCGCGGGCGCAATCGAGCGCATTGCAGATGCTGCCGCACGTCTTAACGGGCTGCACCGCGACGCCGTTGCAGACGCTGCAAAAAACTCCGCGAGCGACCCGGCAGGCTCTTCCTCTTCCGTCTAGCGCTCGCGCTAGGCAGGACGGTTAGAGAGCTTCTGGCGTCGCTCGACTCGGCAGAGCTTACGGAGTGGATCGCGTTCGATTGCATCGAGACGATAGGCGAAGCACGCGCGGACTTGCGCGCGGGCATCATCGCTTCGGCGGTCGCGAATCACGGTTCCCGCGTCATTCAGGAGCCGTATCGCCCGCGCGACTTTATGCCCTACGTCAACCGCGACGACGACGCGAAGCCGGTCCTGCATAAAGACCCTGAGCAACAGTCCGCGCTCATTCTGCGCGGCGTATTCAATCGTGAGGCTGCGTGATGGCTGGCAATCTCGGCTCGCTCGTGTTCGAGCTTCAGGCGAACATGGTAAAGACCCAGGAGGACATGGGTCGGCTCAATCAGATCGTCGAAGCCACCATGCGCCGCATCGATACCGCTGCACAGCGCACGTCACGCAACGTCGAGGACGTAGGCCGTGCCGGTCGCACCATTCAGCGCATGGAGGGTGCAGAGGAAGCGGCGAAGAGCATCGAAAAGGTGGGGCATACGTCCGTTGCAGCGCGTCGCGAACTGCTCGTGCTCGCTCACGAACTGTCGCAGGGCAATTACAAGCGGTTCGGCGGCTCGCTCATGGTGCTCGGCGAGCAGATGGACTGGATGGGCAAAATCATGTCGCCCGTCGGGCTCGCGGTTGGCGCGCTCACTGCGACGCTCGGCGGGCTCGCTTATGCCGCTGTCAAGGGCGCAGAGCAGCAGGCCGCGTTCGGTCGTGCCGTGCAGGTGACGGGCAACTATGCAGGCATGACCGAATCGCGATTCGAAGCGATGACGAAGAGCGTCGCCGAGAACAGCGGTATGACCGTCAGCGCTGCGCGCGACATTACGCAGGCATTGCTCGACACTGGCCGTTTTGGGCCCGCGTCGCTGGAAGCCGTTTCGAATGCTGCCGCGACGATGCAGCACCTGACCGGCCAGAAGGTCGAAGAGGTCGTTAAGGACTTCGCCAAGATGTCGGACGGCGCGCTTAAATGGGCGCTTGAGGCCGACAAGCAATACCACTTTGTGACGGGCGCACTGTTCGATCAGGTCAAGGCACTTGAGGACGCAGGCGAGAAAGAGCGCGCGATGGTGGTCGTATCCGATGCGCTCACCGCAGCGAAGCAGCGCCAAGGCGAGCAGATCAATTTCCTGTCGGGCGCGTGGAAGCTCTTCCGCGCAGACATTGACGACACCATCAATACGCTTGGGAAGTTTCTCGGCAAATCCGAATCGATCGATGAGCGGATAGAGGAAATTCGCTCATCGCTCGAATCGTTGCCTAAGACCGGCATTCTTGGCGGCGTTCGCAATGGGCCCGACCCACGCGAAGCGCTGCAAGGCGCGCTGACCGAAGCCGTCAAAAAGAAAATGCGCGAGGACGATAACGCGCTGCTCGAATCGCAGAAGCGCGCGCACGATGCGCAGGTAGTCGAGGATAAGGAAGGCTGGCGGCGTCGCATCGAAGCGCATCGCGAAGGCGCTGCCGAAATGAAACGGCAGATTGACGCAGCCATCAAGCAAGGCGAGGGCGCAGGCGCACCGCAAGCCGAAATTGATGCAGAAGTGGCGCGCATCAAAAAGTCATTCGAGCACGGCGCTAAAGCGCCGAGCACGTTCTCGGTTGACATGGTGGGCGACTTGCGTCCGCTACAGGATCAGATCAACGCGGAAGAACGGCTGCTGAATTTCCGCGAGCAGACCATCGCCAAATATGCGCGCGATGACAAGCTATCCGCGCAGCAGACCTACGATGAGCGCGTGACCGTCATTCAGGCGTATCAGGCGCGTATCAAGTCGCTGTATGAGCAGGAAATACAGGTTGTTGAGAACGCAGCAGCACGCGCGAAGGATGCGCGCCAGCGCAAGGAAGCGGAGAACCGCGCGGGCGCGCTGCGCGACGCCGAGCAGGCCGCGCTATTGCGCAGCGATGAAATGCTCGCGAACGCTGACGACGAGCGCGCGCGCGCAACGGAGAAGTACCGCGAAGAGGTCGAAAAGCTCACGTCAGCGCTCGCGAAGCTGTCGGGCGCGCAGGGCTCGACGGCGGGTGAAGACTTCGACCGCGCAAACAAGGGCCTGACGCGTCAGGCGACGCAAGGCAACGATGCCGGGACGCTCGACTTGCTATCACGTGCCCGCGCTGCGGCGGTCGCGCAGGGGCAGATTAACGCGCTCAAGGAACAGGCGCGCGTGATCGAGGAAAACCTCAAGACCGCCGAGCAGCAAACCGCGCTTAATGTGACGCTGCACCAGCAAACCGAACTGCAAGGCATGCTGCAACTCGGCGAGCAGCGCGAGAAAGCATCGCAGCAGCTTGAGGGCATCGCCGCGCAGATGCAGGACATTGCGAACGCTTCCGGCCTGTCGGGACTCATCGCGAACGCCGACGCGTTCAAGCTGCACGTGGATGAAATCAAGGCGTCCAGTGATGTGCTCGGCAAGTCGGTGACGGACACCTTTGCGAGCAACTTCGCGACCGCGCTCGAAAAGACCACGCAGAACGCGCGCAATCTCAAAACGATCTTTCTCGACATGGCGAACAGCATCGAGCAGGCGATTACGCGGCTCGTGTCGCAAGACCTTGCGAATCAGCTTTTCGGCATCGGTCAAAGTCAGGGCAGCAGCGGCGGCGGTCTGTTCGCGAAGCTCATCGGCGCGGCCATCGGCATGATGAGCGGCAGCGGTGACGTTGAGGGCGCGGTGTCAAGCGATGCGCTTTCATCGCCCGATTGGGGCTCGATGGAAGGCCGCGCGAGCGGCGGGCCCGTCGTCGCGGGCGGCATGTATCGGGTCAATGAGCGCGGGCCCGAACTGCTCACCATCGCCAATCGCACGTTTCTGATGATGGGCGATCAGCCCGGCAGCGTGACGCGGACCGGCAGCATGGAGTCAGGCGGCGGCGCTCGCAATACCTTCCATCTGAATATCGCAGTGCCGCCCGGCACGACGCGCGCGAGCAGTCAGCAGCAGGCGCGCGAAATCATGACGCAGGCACAAATCGCGATGGCGCGAAACGGGTGAGCACATGCCGACCTTTCTCGAATCGCCGCGATTCCCCGACAACATCGCGTTCGGCGCGACCGTGGGCCCGACGTATCTCACCGTGGTGACGCCCGTCTATTCAGGTCGTGACGGTCGCATGGTCGCGTGGACGCAGGCGCGTATCCGCTTTGAAGTCGGTCGGCGCGCGATGAATACGGCCGATACGGCGACGCTCGATGCGTTCTTTCGCACCGTCAAGGGACGCGCTTACGGCTTTCGCATCAAGGACTGGACCGACTTTTCTTGCACGACGGCGCAAGGCATTCTCACCGCGACCGGCACGAGCGGCCAGTACCAGCTATGCAAGCAGTACACGAACGGCGCGCTGTTCGAGAACCGGCTCATACAGAAGCCTGTCGTCGGCACTGTCGCGATCTACAAAAACGCCGTACTCATCGCATCAGGGCTCACGCTCGACACGACGACGGGACTCGTCACGATCACGCCGACGCCGCTTGTAACGGACGTGCTCACGTGGTCGGGCCAGTTCGATGTGCCGGTGCGCTTCGATGTCGATGAGATGAAAAAACAGATCATGGATCGCGCTGGCGGCGGCGATCTGTTCGTGGATTGGGGCTCTATTCCCATCATCGAAATCCGGCTCTAGGAGGCGTCATGATCCCGTTTCTGATTACGCTGCTCGTCGCGCTGCTCATTCTCGGTCTGCTCTATTACCTGATTACCGTGCTGCCGATCCCTGCACCGTTCGCGCTGGCCGCGCGCGTCGTATTCATCATCATCTGTGTTCTCGTGGTGCTCTATATCGCGCTGCCGTGGCTTGAACACCCGTCCGCACTCGTGAGGTAGTCGCCCATGCGCACGCTTTCAGCGGCGATGCTCGCGCATCTGGCGAGCGACGTGCAGACGCTTGCGACGCTCTGGACGATCACGCGCACCGATGGTCAGGTGTTCGGCTTCACCGACCTTGACCAGCCCATCACATACGGCGGCGTGACGTATCAGAGTGCGGGCGGCTACACGCACTCCCAGATCGACATGACGAGCGACATGAGCACGTCCAATCTGGAAGTCAATGCCATTTTCGATAGCAGCGCGATTACGCCCGCGAGTCTGGAGGCCGGCCAGTGGGACTATGCACGCGTGCAGGTGTCGCTCGTGAATTACGCCGATCTGACGATGGGCGCGGTGCTGCTCGAATCGGGCGTGCTCGGACAAGTCGTGCTGCTCAATGGCACGTACAAGGCTGAATTGCGCGGGCTCGCGCAGGTGATGCAGCAGGAGCAGGGACAAACCTACTCGCCGACGTGCCGCGCTGTGTTCGGTGACGCGCGCTGTCAGATCGATCTGGGCCCGCTCACGTTCTCGGGCTCGATTGCGAGCGTGGCGGGGCTCGCGTCATGGAACGATCCGACGCTGACGCAAGTCGGGCCCACTGTGTCATTCACCGACACGCGCGGCCAGAAAGTGCCGACGCATACGCCCTTCACGATCCAGATTGTTCCGCCGACTGGCGGCAGCTTCGTCGCGGATACGAGCGTGCGGGATAACAGTCAAGGCACGCTCACCAAAGTCACCGGCTCGCCGGGCAATAACCAGTACTCAGTGAGCGCATCGGGGCTCTACACGTTCAATTCGAGCGCGGCAGGCAATGAGTATTTCATCAGCTACACGTATGCCATCGGCTTTTTCGCGTATGGGCTCGTCACCTTCACGAGCGGACAGAATGCCGGGTTCTCGATGGAAGTCAAATCGTTCTCGCCGGGCGTCGTCACGCTTGCGATGGCGCTGCCGTACCCGCTCGCGGTGGGCGACACGTACACAATCAAGGCGGGCTGCGACAAGCAGTTCGGCACGTGCAGGGACCGCTATTCGAACATCGTGCACTTTCGCGGTGAGCCGTACATACCGGGACCGGACACGATTCTCAGGCCGCAGGGGTGAGCCATGAGTGTGACGCGTGCGCAGTTCGTTGCAGAGGCGCGGACGTGGCTCGGTACGCCCTTCATGCATCAGGGTCGATTGAGGGGCGTCGGCTGCGATTGCATCGGGCTCGTGATCGGCACGGCTCAGGCGCTCGGGCTTACTGACTTCGATATCACCGACTACGGGCGGCGTCCCGATGGGCGCGTGCGTCCCACGATGGAAACGCAGCTGGACTGGACCGCACCCGCCGAAGCGCAGGCGGGCGACGTGCTGCTGTTCGCGTGGGCTGCATCGCCGATTCACGTCGCCATCATGACCGACGAGTCACACATGATTCATGCGTATCTGCCGAATCGCGCCGTGGTCGAGTCGATCATGGATGAGCGCATGCGGTTGCAGATCGTGGCGGCCTATCACGTGCCGGGGGTCGAATAATGGCACAGATGGTCGTTTCGGCTGTCGGCGCAGTCGTCGGCGGCGTCATCGGCTTTTACGCTGGCGGGCCCTCGGGCGCGGTGTATGGCGCTGAAATCGGCTGGACGCTCGGCGCTGTCGCGGGCTCGTTTCTCATTCATCAGCACGGCCCGCAGCCCGGCGATCTGCGCGTGCAGGACAGCGCATACGGGCGACCGATACCGTTTGTGTATGGCATGTACCGCGTCGCGGGAAACATCATCTGGGCGGGTCAGCCTGTCGCCGATACGGGCGGCGGCAAAGGCGGCAAGAGCGGGCCCGGCCAGACGAAAGTATCGATGTCTTTCGCGGTCGGTCTGTGTGAAGGGCCGATTAATGGCATCCGTCGCATCTGGGCGAATGGCAAGCTGATTTACGACGTCTCGAACCCGTCGAATTTTCAGGCCATCAGCGGCAGCAACCAGATGGTGACGAACTTCGTCGTGTACGTCGGCGATGAGAACCAGAACCCTGACCCGACGATGGAAAGCGCGCTCGGTGTCGGCAACGTGCCGCCGTATCGCGGGCTCGCCTATGTCGTGTTCACCGGGCTCGATCTGTCGCCGTGGGGCAACTATCTGCCGTCGCTGTCGTTTGAAGTCGTGCAGGGCATCGCGCCTGCGTACTATTCGGCGTCACAAAGCACGTGGAACTATCACACGGACGACGGCACGGTGATGGTCGCGACATGTCTGCATGCTGGCGGCGGCGAAGCGTTCGGGAATGGCTATTTCCTTGGTTACGACGGGCTGCACGTCGTCAACCTGACGCCTGATGGGCTCGTGAATGTCGGCACGTTTCACCCGTCACCCTCTGCCGCGCTCACGTCTGCGCACGCATGCGGCTATTCGGATGAACCGGGTTTTCTCGGGCAAAACGGCGTCTGGTACATGGACGACGGCCTGTGCAATACGAACATGCAGAGCGCGTTCGTAAGCATCGGCATGCCGACGCTCGTCTCATGGGAGGACACATTCAACAAGAGCGGCGACGATATCTTTTATACGTCGAGCTATGGCGCGGGCGTGTATCACGTTTGGCGCATCGACATGCTGACGGGCGCGCTGCGCGCCACGAGCACGATTTCCGGCTCGATGGTCATTCTCGGCGTCACCGCGTCGTATGTGTATGTCTTTCTGGCGGTCGGCAGCAGCGGCACGATCTATCGGCTGAACCGCACGACGCTGGCCGTCGTCGCATCGTGGGCGCTCGCGCCAACGTCGGGCACGCTGGTACTCGGGCACGCCTATAACGACTATCGCCTGTATGTGCTCAATGGTCTCGGTCACGTCTGTCTGTTCTCGACGCAGGACGGCTCACTGACTGACCTCGGCGGGGGTCCGTTCGGCAATACCGCGACGACGATGGTCACGATAAACCCGAATTTCATCGTGTTTTCTCGTGGCGGTGTCGATAACATCGCGCTCGGTTACTTCTGGCTAGGTCAGGCCGATTCCTTTACGACGGTCGGCGCTGTCGTCGCTGATCTATGCACGCGTGCCGGGCTCACGTCGGCGCAATATGACGTGTCGCAACTCACCGACAATCTGCGCGGCTACTGCGTCACGAATCACTCGGCGACGCGAAACAATCTTGCGCCGCTCATGGCGTCGTATTTTTTCGATGCGTGCGACGTTGAGGGGCTGATCCGTTTCGTGCGGCGTGGCGGCGCATCGCTCGCGACCGTGTCTTATTCCGATCTGGGCTCTTCGACGACGGTCGGCGATGACCAGAACATTACGCCCATTACCGAAACCATCACGCAGGAAATCGATCTGCCGCGCTCGCTGGCGCTCACGTATAGCGGCATGAACAGCGATTACAACCCGAACACGCAGCGCGCGTTCCGCAACGTTACGCACTCGAATCGTGATGTGGTGATGAACTACCCCATTGTGATGGCAGACGACGAAGGGCTGATGCGCGCGCAGACGATGCTTTGGTCCGCGTGGATCAGTCGCAAGTCGTTTTCCTTTACGACGCGCATCGCGTATCTGCCGTTTGAGCCCGGCGACGTGCTCACGCTGCAAGGCGCAAGCGGACAGACGTACACCATCCGCATCGTGCGCTGCCAGTACGACGGGCAAGGCTCGCTGATCTGGACGGCGGTTTTTGAAGAGCCGGACATTTACCCGAGCCCGTCCTATAACGTGCAGGGCGGCGCACCAGCCGGGTTCAGTACACAGCAGATCGATTACAGCGGGCCCACGTCGCTTGTCGTGCTCGACGTGCCGCCGCTGCGTGACAGCGATACGTCGGCAGGGCTGTACTTTGCCGCGTGCGGGCTCGCGCCGAACTGGCCCGGCTGTCTCGTCGATGTCTCGCGCGATGGCTCGACGTATGCGCAAGGCTTCTACATCACGACGGGCTCGGTCATCGGCTACACGAGCAATGCATTGCCGACGTTCGCGGGCGGCAACCAGCCCGACGAACTGAGCAGCGTCACGGTCGTTCTGTATAGCGGCGCGCTGTCGTCGCTCAGTTATTCCGACTTCCTTGCAGGGCTCAATGCAGCCTATATCGGCGGTGAACTCGTCTATTTCCGCAATGCGACGCTGATCGCGGCGAACACCTACCAGCTAAACGGCTTCATGCGTGGGCGCGTCGGCACGGAAGCCGCGATGAGCACGCACGCATTCGGCGATGTGTTCCTGCTGCTCGATCAGACGAAGCTCCAACAGATGGCGATCAATAACACCGACGTCGGAAGCACGATGTATTTCGAGCCGCATCTGCTCAATGTCTTTATGACGCAGCAGGTGACGCCGGTTAAAGAACCCGTCAACTCTGCGCGCATGCAACCGCTGTCGCCTGCGCTCTTTAAAGCGCTGCCGGGCAGCACCGCGAGCACGAGCGATATCACGCTGTCATGGATTCGCCGGGCGCGCGTTAACGCGTCGTGGCTGAATGGGACCGATGTCCCGCTCGACGAGTCGAGCGAGAGCTACACGTTAAACGTCATCAATAGCGTGGGCGCTGTCGTGCGATCGATCACGGTGAGCGGTAACGGCTCGGGCGGCTCTTACGTGTACAGCGCAGCAAACATCAGCGCCGACGGCTTCACGAGCGGCATGGTGATCTGGTTCAGCGTGCAACAGCACAGCGATCAGGGCGTGCTCGGCGTCGCTGCTGGTACGTCCATCACGAGGTAATCATGTCCAATAGCACGACGCTACTCGACACTATCGCCACGAATCAGGCGAACAAGGAAGTGGTCGCCAATGCCCTGTTTGATGCAGCGTCGCCGGGCATGCTGTGGGGCCGACACGCGAGCGCATGCAACCTGCTCACGTGGGGTTACTACGGCGGTTACTACGTCGGCAATGCCATCGCTAATGGCACGGTGACGCTCACCGCGAGCGCAACAAATTATGTCTATGCCGACAACGTGACAGGCGCGGTCAGCGTCAATACGTCGGGCGTGCCTGCCGGAAAAATCCCGCTGTATCAGATCGTGACGGGCACGACGACGGTCACCAGTTACACCGATCTGCGCGGCTTCCAGCCGTCGAGCGTGCCGCAGTCGGGCGCTCCCTACGATGTGCTGATGTTCTCGCCGGGCGTGCCTGCGAATAGCGCGCTGATGGCGCGCATTGTCACGCCGCGCCCCGTCACGTTTCCGTCAGGGCTCACCGGCAGCTATGCATCGGCCAGCGTCGCGGCGACGGCAGCGGTCACGCTCACGCTCGCGCGCAACGGCTCTGCGATTGGTACGGTCAATTTCGCGGCGGGCGCATCGACCGGCACTTTCACGTTTTCGAGCAGCGTCACCACGGCAGCGGGCGATGTGCTCACGCTCACGAATCAGGCCACGACCGATGCGACGCTCGCCAATATCAGCGTGACGCTCGTCGGCACGCGCTAAGGGGAAAACGATGGCGCTCCTTTTCTGTGACAGCTTCGATGCGTATTCAGCCAAGGCCGATGTGCTCTCGAAATGGGGGCTTGGTTCTAACGGCTCGGCGTGGAATAACTTCGGCACGTTCTCTGCGTCGGGCGGCAAGTTCGGCGGCGGCTCGATCAACATCGGCGGCACGAGCGCCGGCGCGGCGAATCAGATTCTGGCGAGCCCCGTCGGTTTCACGTACAGCGCAGGCTATACGATCTGCATGGCAGGCTATGTCAAGTTTTCGTCCGTATCGAGTGCCGGTGCGGGCTTTATGGGGCTGTCGCCGAACGGCACGACCGCAGGCATGTTCGATGTCACCACGTCGGGCCTGCTCAAGTTCTATCCGTTTGGCAGCGGTAGCCCGAACGCGACGACAGGCACGCGCAATCTGGCCGATAACAACTGGCACTGGTTCGAGGCAAAAGTGGTGCTCAACACCGCTTCGACGGGCTCGGTCACGTGCTACGTGGACGGCACACTTGAACTCAGTCTGACGAGCCTTGCGACGATTTCAGCAGGCACGCCCTCGGGCTTCGTGCTCGGCTCGCTCTATCAGGCCAATACGAATTTTGATGATGTGACTTTCTGGGACACGAGCGGCGCGGCGTTTAACAGCTTCCCCATTGGCCCGCGTCGCATCGGATGCCTTAACCCAAGCTCGGCGGGCGACTCGACCCAATTCACGCCGAGCGCGGGCGCGAACTATTCGTGCGTGAGTCAGGCATATAGCGGTTCGGCCTACGTGAGCGATACGGGCAGCGGGAACACCGACCTGTATCACACGCCGGGGCTCGGGTACACGCCACTGAGCGCGATCAATGCCGCCGTGCTGAATGTGTTCGGCTACAACCCGGCAGGTGACGGCACGCGCAGCATCACGCCCAAGCTCAAGTCTGTGTCCACGGTGGCGAGCGGTTCCGTTTTCACGCTGCCGGGCGTCGCGCAGAACGTGCAGCGCATTTTCTATACAGACGCGAGCGGCGCAGCGTGGACGGCAACGAACATCAATGCAGCGCAGCCCGGCATCGGTGACTAGCCATGACCATAGCACTGCGCGCCGTATCGACTGGCCCGAACTCAAACGCCACCAGCACGACGATTTCGCTGCCGACCGGCACGACGACGAACGATCTGACCATCATCACCGCTGTGCAGGGCACGGCGGGCGGTGGCACGCTCACGCCGCCGTCAGGCTGGACGACGCTTTATAACGCGGTCGGCTGTCTCGTCTGCTATCGCGTGTATCAGGCGGGCGACCCGTCCAGCGTCACATTTACGTCCACGGCTTCGATGTGGTGGGAAACGGCGGCTGCGTCCTATAGCGGCGTCGATACGAGCGCGCCCATCGATCAGAGCGCGTTCTGCTCGATCTGCTGCCCGACCAGCTTCACGACCACGACGAAATACCGCGCGCCGAGCGTGTGCCCGACGTATGCGAATGACCAGCTAGTGGCGGTCTATGGGCGCGCCGATACCGCAGCGGGAAGCGCGCCGACTGCCTACCCCAGCGGCTTCACACAGCGCGCGCTGACGACGGGGGGGCCGTGCGTCGCTATCGCCGACAAGGCGCTGACGACCGCCGCCGCGACGGGCACGCAGGATGCGACGTGGACGGCGCTCACAGGGGGCGCGTATGTGCAGTTTGGCGGGCTGATCGCGCTGAAAACGGCAGGTGATACGCCTGTCACGCCCGCAGCGGCCAACGTCGTGCATGGCGGGCTCGTCGCGGGCGCACAGACGAGCGCCTCCAATCAGACCATCGATTTTTCCAAGGCAGCCCCGCGCGCCGATGATCTGATCGTGATCGCGCTGGCGATCTCGGGCGGCGTCACGGTCACGCCGCCATCGGGTTACACGCTCGCCAAAAGTCAGGGCCCGCTCAATGTCTATTACAAGACGTTGGGCGGCAGCGACACGACCGCGCCCGTATTCGCTCTGAGCGCTTCGGCCTATGTGAACTATGCGGCGTATGTGTTGCGCCGCTCGGGCAGTTCCACGACCAACGTGCCCGGCTTCGATGCAGCGAACGGCGCGACCGGCACGCAGACCGCCACGCTGCCAGCGCTCACGCCTGCGGGCGCGAATGAGCTTGCGCTGTACTTTTTCGGTGACGGCAACACGGCGGCGACCTCATGGACCGCCAGCCCTGCCGCGTCGGTGATCGACGTGTCGAGCACTTTCGCGCCGTCACTCATTGCCGCGTGGGACAACCCGCCATCGAGCCCGACGCCGACCCTTAGCGCGACCGTCAGCAATGCGGGCGATAGCGTCGGCGGCGTCGTCTCGCTGTTCGCGCTCACTCGCGCCGCCACGCCGCCAGCGTCACGCGTCGGCAAGGTCTATACGGAAGTCATCGCGGATAACGGCATCGCGCCCGCATCGCGCGTCGGCAAGCTCTACGCGGAAGTGATCGCGGACAACGGGCTCGCGTCGGCAGCGCGTGCGGCGAAGGTATATCTGGAAGTCATCACCGACATTCCCGCGAGCACGCCGACGACGATTGCGCAGCCGATTCTCGTCGTCTGTACATAGGGGGCGCGTCATGAATCGGTTCCGGGTGTTCGGCGGCGAGAGTGCGCGCGACCGCGTGCTGGAGCACGTCGCGCAGATCGAAGCGAATCGCGTCGCCATCGAGAGCTTGCGCGAACTGATCGACTCGAAAATCAATACGCTGCGCTTCGAGGTCACGACCGGGCTCGCGAGTCTCAAGGAACTCAAGCGCCACGACCTCGACGGCATGGCAGAGCATTCCCGCGTGCTGTACGTCGAAATCAATCGACGGCTCGGCGAGCTTGAGAAAAGCATCGAACGGCTGGATCAGGCAAACCGGGATTACGTGCTGCGCGAAGTGTACGAGAAGGATGAGGAACGGCTCTACATGGAGCGGCGCGACGCATCGAAGGCCAAGGAAAGCGGCCAGCGCGCGATGCTCATCGCCGCACTGTCTGCGCTCGTGTCGATCTTTAACACCATCATCGCGTTCTATCTGCGCATGCACTGAGGGGCAGCAATGGACAATTTCACGCGCGCGTTTCTGCTCGTCGTCGGCATCGAGGCGGGGCTCTCGATGGATCCCGAAGATCCGGGCAACTGGACGGGCGGCACACAGGGCGTCGGCGTGCTTAAGGGCACAAAGTACGGCATCAGCGCGAAGGCGTACCCGAATCTGGACATCGCCAATCTGACGCTCGATGACGCCGAAGCGATCTATCGCCGGGACTACTGGGGTGCGGTCAGCGGCGATGCGCTTCCGTGGGTGTTCGCGCTGCTCACGTTTGATTGCGCAGTGAATCAGGGCCAACCGACCGCACGTGTCACTTTACAGCAGGCGCTCGGGGTTGCCGTCGATGGGAATATTGGACCCGTCACGCTCGCAGCCGCCCGGAAAGCGACGACATGGCACGCAGCGCGCCTCATGACGCTGCGCATGCGTCGTTACATGACGCTGCCGGGCTGGGCGCACGACGGCGATGGCTGGATGAACCGCTGTTTTCTGATCTGTCTGAATCAGTCGCAGACGCCGCAGGGGTGACCCATGCCACTATCCAACGCGCTCGGCGTGCTCGCGAGCATCGCGCCCACCATCGCGACCGCGCTGGGCACGCCGATACTCGGCGGCGCTGTCGCTGCGCTCGAATCGGTGTTTGGGCTCACGCCGGGCAAGTCAAGCATGCAGGAGCGGCAGGACGCGCTCGCAGCAGCGATCAGCGGCGCGACGCCCGAGCAGCTTGCAGCGGTTCGCAAAGCGGATCAGGACTACGCGGCGCGCATGGCGGAAGCAGGTTTCAAGAGCAAGGAAGCGCTCGCCGCGCTCGCCGTGCAGGAGCAGACGCTGTACGTGCAGGACACGGCCAACGCGCGCGAGGCGAACGCGCGCAACGATAAGGTGTTCTGGCTCGGCGTCGTGATTCTCGCGACGTTCGCGCTCGTCATGTTTGCGTCACTGTGGGGCGCATATGCGCTGCTGACGGGGCGCGTCGTCGTCGAGAATGCTGCGCTGGTCGGCATGGTGGCGGGCTTCGTGGGGACGGTCATCGGCTACGTGAGCGCGAATGCGCAGCAGGTGGTCGGTTTTTTCTATGGCAGCAGCAAGGGCAGCGAAGCGAAGACCGACGCGATGGCGGCGGCCTTCACACAAACGTTCGGTGTGGCACAGAGCCCGCCCGAACACTAATTGCCTTTCGGAAAGAATTGCATATCATTCCCTGAGCAGGAGGTTTTTACACATAGCATTCGGGGAAAAGGAATGAACGTTTGCCCAGATTGTGCGACCTTGCTCGGACAGTCGGCCGAGCATCAGCCCCACGCGCACTTACATTTGAGCGGCTCTGGTGTGTTTGGCACGCCGTCCCGTCCCGTCGCTCACTATCTCCAGTACCGGTGCGAAACATGCGGCGCGTGGTTGCATCGCAATACGCTGACCGCCTCGCCGCCCGAACGGTGGACATTGGCGCCGGGAACCGTCGCTGAGAACCTGATGGATACTATATAAAAAAGACGCGCCACGGTCGGGCGCGTCGTAAACACATGCGCGACACGATGGGGTCATGTCACGCTCAACTCACTCAGGGCGCGCCGAACGGAAGCCAAAGCGCGTCCCAGCTACGATTCTACCATTGCGTGGTATGACAAAATGATTGACGAGTTCTGTGCGGAACCGCTCAAATTCCGGCAGTCGGCGAACGCTTTGCGCGCCGCTTACCCTGGATGGATATATCCGGGTTTCCGACGGGACTTTATCAGAGCGATTCGGCCACTTATGGCGGGAAGGTGGCTAAGCACTCGCATGCGCTCGTGACAAGTATCCGACCGTGCAAGCCAATCCGCGCAGCTAGGTGCATTGGGTGCGAGCGACCGGAGAAGATGACACGTGCGCCCGCGTGATTCATTCCAAGATGCAGCCGCTGACTCTCTTCTCGCACGTGGAGCGCGACGATGGCGAATTACTGCGCCTACTGCCCGGGACGAAAGCTGTTTCTATGTTCGCAAAGCCAGTAGTAGCAAGCGGATTCGTGAGACGCGAAGTCATCACCGCGCTCGTGCAACTTGTTACGCCAATGCATAACGTCGCTAACGGAGGGATGTGACCCGCCGGGATTCCAGAGCGTTGCCATCAGATATTTGTCGACCTCTGCGGGTGTCCCGCGATCGATAACGATCGGAATGGACTGGTCGTCGTTCAGCATGCTTGAAAAATTTCGTGGCCGGTCCACGAATTCTGACGGTTCCCCGGTTAGTTTTCAATCTCGAAGAGCACGCACGCAATGGCGCAGTGTCGTATGGGTGTTTTCGACCGCGATGTCCTCTTCCTGCGCATGCTGTTTGTGCGGACCTTGGCGTTAAAAAAAGCCGGCCGCCCTCGCAGGCGCCCGGCCCGTAAGGCTCTGACGGTCTGCACGGGCTCCGTCAGAGCGTCGCCATGCGCTGTGCCAATGCATACCGGATGGCTACCTCCGCCCGTTATCAATGCCGCGAGGCAATGGACCCGTGGCGCAGTAGTGATGCGAAGCGATGCGGTCGAAGACGCGCTCGACTGCGGCGGCACGGAACGCGGGCTCCGACAACGCCGAAAAGAAACAAAAGGGCGTCGTTCTGATAAGTGACGGGTATCCTTCGATTTGTTCCTCGGAATTCACGGGGAACCGCTCGCATGCATTGTGAACAAGCATAGCGCGATATTCGCAGAGACCACGACGCTCGCCCGCATGTCCGTTTCTCAGGACGGACCTTTTTCCTGTCTGTCGATCATGGCGATGATCTGTCGGCGATGGATGAAATAGCTATCCAAGACGCTCAGCATCACCGATATGAGGTTCTCGCATTCATCCGCGTTGAAGCCAGCACCGTTGCGGTGGGCAGCGATCTCTTCGAGCCGGGCGATGCGCCCCTGGCATTCGGCTATGTGACGATCTACGAGGGCGAGACAGCGCCGGTGGCTGTGCACAGAAGACAT